AGCGTCATTATATTGTCGCGGATAGACCCAGACGGCACATCTACATCACGAAACTCGCCGGGGCCGATGGGGGTGTCATCGCCTTTAACCCGCAGCCCACGGGACTTCAAGCCCCCCGGCAGATTCGACAAAGTACCTGCGTCAACTAGTTGACGGATGAGAGAGGTGCCAGCCTTAGCGTATCCACCAATAATGTGAATTAAACCAAGGCCATAGAAGCCAAAACCCGGCACATAAGAGTAGTGGACAAAATGTTGACGCTTGAGCATCAAAGGATCATCAGAGTTCCAATTACGGCGCACAGCCAATACTTTGCCAGAACCCTGTTCGATAGTTACCACATAAGGTTTTGCTATCTGTAAGTCTCCGTCCTCCTGATCGACTTCATCTATAATCAGGTCTGCGTGGACTTCTAATATCGTGTAACGATCATCAGCGTTAAGGGTGTAGCCCCCTTCTTCTGCTTTCTTTTCTTCTATGTCGGTGTAATAAGAAACAGGCTCACCTAATTCCTCTTCTTTATAGAAGCCAGCCGCCTGTAGCTTAATTAGCTCATTCTTGGTTTTGCGCATCACATGAGTAACACGCTCGGCAGTTTCTATATTAGACGCGCCGTAGGGAACAATTACATCCTCCGCTGGGATGTACATTGCCACCTGTCTACCAATATTGGGATCGTAATAAACTTTCTTAAACGCAGACCCTGCAAGACCAAGAGAGTAGAGTAACCGTTCATGTTCGGGACGATACTCAACCATGACATCCGTTAACTCATAGTTCATATCTGTCCGAACTCGAAGGGCAGCATCTTCTTTCTCTTTGGTTATCTCTCCAAGTATCTTGGTCTTGACAGGGCCAGCGGCAGGGAAAGTTTCACTCATTGCTTCCGCTTGAAAGCGAATAGCGGCTTCAGCGAGGACGTTAGAATAAACACCGCAAGCATCTTCCCACGGCTCAACGCGCTCCTCGTATTTAAAACCGAGCACATCCAGCCCCTTTACAAACGAATCTGCCCATTCTTTACGGCTGGATGTGTCGGTTTCTACATGACCTATAAGTTCAGACGATATTTCTGTTAACTGACGGTCATCTAAATATTCTGCAAGGTTCGCATCAAACGGCGCACCCATAGTTTCTTCAAGTCCTTGTTCGGGGACTAGAGTAATCTCAACGCTACCATCGTCCATTGTCACCATATCAGGATTGACAATGCCTAATTCTAATTCTGCCATTAGTAGTACCCGCCTCTACGTTGCTTGAAGTATTGGACTTCATCCGGCTCATCCGTGGGAAGAGTGATGAACCCACCCTGTCGGAAACGCATGAGTGCCATTACAGTGGAGTCCACCAAGTCGTCGTGTGACATAAAAGGAAACCCAGCGATCTCCTCCACAACTTCTTCTGCCCAACGTGTTTGTGGAACCCAACAAAGCCCAGACCGTACTATATCAGCTACAGAATTTAAACGCGCTATCTTGTCACCTGTGCCACGGTGCGGGGTGAACTCCTGCACCACCAGACCCATCCGGCGCATTTCTTGATATAGCGGAGTACCACTGCTCTTCTTCTCAACGATGAACGCATCCGGCTCCCACTCCAGATATTCTTCGTAGGCCAGCTTTTTAAGCTCAGGAAACTCTAGTCGTTCTTTTATTGAGTTGAGCAATATTATGTCGTATCGACTTTCCTCTTCGTTATAGAACACGCCCCACGTAGTTAAAGCCGTATAGTCAGCACGGTTATTTTTCTCGGCTGCGGCATCCAAAGCCATAATCATGTATTCACAAGGGGGTGGACTCTCATCTACCCACTCATTCCACCACTCACGTTTCACTATAGCCGCCTCTTCCGCAGTTGGTTTCTGCTGATACTGAGCATTCCACTGGAAAAGCGGCATTGAGGCTTTGGTCTGATGTAGAGCGCGAAGGTTAAAAAACTCAGGCCAAAGAGGTTTTTCAATTAGTTTGGTGGGCTTCCCTGAACTTTCTACCTCCAAGATAGCTGGAAATTCTACTATCTCATATTGATCTGCTTGGTCGTTATGTGCCATATCTCGCACTACTCGACCCGTCAAATCATCCAAGTGCCACCTTGTTTGTATAATAGCCACCCGTCCACCGGGCATCAGACGAGTACGTGCACCGTAGGTAAACCACTCGTAGGCTTTATCAAAGACCTCAAAGTTTCCGTTCAGCACGTCCTGCTCTGAGTGGGGGTCATCTACAAGGAGCAAGTGGGCACCACGACCCGCTATCGAACTGCCTATACCACAGGCATAATACTCACCACCGGCATTGGTATTCCAACGTCCAGCAGACTTACTGTCTATGGCTAGGGATACATTAGGAAAAACTTGTTTATATTCGTCAGTGCCAATGAGATTACGCACCTTACGACCAAAATCCACAGCCAAGTCGGTGGTGTGAGACACCATCATGACCTTTTTATCTGGGTTACGGCCTAAAAACCACGCTGGAAAATAAATGGAGACTAACTGGGACTTGCCGTGGCGTGGAGGTATATTGACGCAAATCCTGTCTTTCCCTGTCTCCGGTAGTTCGTTCCCTTCTTTGTCGTACTCTTTACCTGTTTCGATCTCCATCAATAAATCGGCCAACATCCTGTGATGTTTACCCACTTTATAGTCTGGTTGCATGAGTTTACAGAACTCAATCAGGTCTTTATGGCAAGCCTCGGCCCTTTTTCGGGCTTCTAGCTCTTCAACTATCTTATATATCTCCGCTTGTTCCTCAGTAGAGTAGGTATCTATGTTTTGTAAGAGGAGATCAAGCTCTTCCGCAGTAAAATCGGGGGGTGGAGGGGCAATATTAAGGTCTGTTAGTGCGACAGAGTTCATTTTTCTTCTATTTCTACCGCTTCATACACCCCATCGGCGTTTTTCTTCAATACTTCCAGCTTTTGCCGCAGTTTTTCACGCAATTCTTCCGCATTTTGATGTGTAACCGTGATTTCTTTGCGCTCTGTGAACAATCCTACGTCCGTCATCTTGCCTAATAGCTCCAAAGCACGTATTCGGATGCGCCCATCAGGGTTTTCAGTCTCTAAAATGAGCTTATTTACTACTGTATTACGTACTTCGGCGGCGTGAGTAGCTATAAGTTGCCCAAACTCCTTCAATATAGCGTTAGTTTGGACGAGAGAAGCCGGTGTCATCTCCGATGTGCGGCTATGAGTTACGGTTTTAGAGGTTTTTTCTATGTCTTCTGCATAGGAAGTCAGAAGTGTAGCTGCTATATCGTTATCTTCCTCGGTTGGATTGATCTCCAGACCATGCGCTTCAAGCTCTTTTATCGTTTCACACGCCGCTTCCGCACGAGCGCGTAAATCCATATAGCTCAAATGCTCTGGAATCTCTATCCCAAACTCGGGAGCTATGGCTAACGCCATTACACAAACACCTTTCGCAGACGGTTAAGTCGAATTACGCAAGTATAGGATAAAAAAGAGAAAAGTAAAGCTGGTTCCATAAAGGGGGGGGTTTCCTATATAGAGGGGGTGGGGTCGAATCTGGAGCGGTTATAAAAATAAGGGGGTGGGGGTAACAAGTTTAGCTATCTCTCAACCATTTGAGTCCTTAATAAGTTTGTGAAAATAGCCTCAATTTGCGCATCTGCGCAGAAAATGGGATTTGTTGGTGCATATTATTATGTATGTATGGCACATGGTACCAAAGCGCACGCGAGGGGGGTGCCTAGGGGGTACCCTCTAGCCCTAGCCTTTTCTGCATTCGGCGCTTCGGCGAATGGTAGAAAGTACCCTGAACCGAGCGAAATCGGCATCGACAAGTGATTGTTTTATAAAGAGTTTTTCAAGGGTTTGACATACACAAACAAGTTTTGCTACTTTGAATTTGTCGCTGAGGACAGCGGCATTTCTTTTAACTATGTTTCAGGAGAAACAACTATGAAAACTATCTATTCTACTATGCACGTTAAAGTAGACGATAAAGAGCAGACTCTCTCGGCTATCATGGCCGTGGGCTTCGATACTCAGGAGACGCTAGCGTCCATTCACCGGTCAATCGCTGAGGGCTTGCACGGCCACGGAGTTAGTCCGGCTCTGCTTACTGCCAAAGGAGTTCGCGATACGGAGCGCGAAGATGGCTCGAAGGATGATGATTTCTATAAGGGCATCTCCGACGAAGCCTTGACGCGGTACGCTGAGAAGCACCCAGAGTCTAACGCTCACGGAATCATGAACATGAACCCCGCGAATCGGAACGCGGAGCAGGCAGCAATCGCCAAACATATTCAGGATGCCGCGAGCAAAATGCGCAACGGAGTGCGCGAGGCGCTGGTCGCTCTGATCGAGGGCAAGAAGAAGCGCAAAGCGCGCACTCAGCGACTTGAAGAACACGTGATGGCTGACGCGATTCAGAAACTCATCACGAAGATTCAAGAGCTGCAAGGTAAGAAGCGCCGAGTTACCTGCGGACATACCGCAGCGAACAAGTCGCTGACCGATGCCTACCGAACTCTGAGCGCAGCGAAAGTTCAGAAGTAAATCCACCAAGACCGAGGGGAGGGGCGAGCAATCGCCCCTCTTTTTTTATGCCCATAGAAACCAGTTCCTTATTCGCGTGCCGCCTGTGCGTTCAACGGCGCACCGCCTCGTCTGATTAGCCAAACAAGATTCACAATGTAGCTTTCGGCGGGTCGGCGAAAGGTACAAACACCCCCACCCTAAACCAGTTCCCTATTTGCGTACCGCCTGTGGAAACCAGTTCTCAGTAGAAAGACCCATTCGGCGAATCGCCGAATGGTACAAACACGTTTGGTTAGCTTACCATCTGTAACCTTCGTGACTTTTTGATTTTTGGTAAAAAGGTAACAGTGCGTTTTGGTGGGTTCCCGTAAGTTGTTGAGATATATATATATATTTATTTTTATTTTTTTATTTTTTGTTTTGTAACCTTTGTAACTTTTGTAACCACCGATTTTCTACTTCTGAAAAAGAAAAGGAGACTTAGGATTTCTTTGTTTGTCTAAGCGTCTGACCCCCCTTTTCGCATCAT